TCCCACAGGTCGCCGAGTACGTCGGTCGATCAATCTTGCAAGCCGAGAACGCACCTAACACAGCGTGGAGCGGACTCGTTGAAGGCATAGGCATTTTGCCCGCCGTCGTCATAAATTTACAAGGTTCTGCGCCAGCGTAAAGCCGCTCACGCAAACCGTTGGGCGCTTCGTGGCGCAGAGGAGAAATGATGATTTACGAAATTTGGTGTAATGGCAAACTGCACTATACCCGTCCAGAAGGTCATCCAGATATTCAGGAGGCACTTGATCTGATTGAACGGACGAAACGATTGTTTGGTGCATCCGCGTATGAAGTGCGCGCCCAACAAAGCGTGCAGCGGACGGTTGCCCAGCCGTGTGAAAAGCACAACATGGAATTTTGCTCAGAGTGTTTTCCTGTTGTCGTTGTCGATTTCAACCGCCGCTAAACCGAACCGTTGGCTGGATACTTGTCAGCAAGGAGAAATGATGGAAATAAAAATTGTAGAAATCACAGATGAAAATCGTTCGCAATTGTTGCACTTGGCTATCGCTGGTTACATTGGCGAAAAATGCCGATATTGCCAGCATGTCTATGAGTCAGTTGATGATATAGCCGCTCGCAATGTTGTTTATGCTGGAGAGAGTCAATATGCCTGCAAGGCGTGTTTTGATACAGCTGGAAAGCCCCTCGGAGAATAATATGCTTGGTCAAATAAAAGGAATGAAAATTATCGTCAGTAAGTTTGCCTACAAAACAAAAACGGTTGTGCGTGGCATTGCTGATAGTCGCCGTCCAAATCGCGTGAAGCCATTGTATCGGCGCGTCACAATTCATATTCCGTTGATGTATAAAATTGGCAATGATATTGTTTGCGCCCCTGAGTGGGAAGCGCGTATTAGGCAGGCTTTCCAACAATCGCGTGCAGCGGATGTTGCTACGGTCTCGCCTCAAAATGATCTCGCCGCCCAATGGAAAGAATGGGCGTTCAATGCGGGTTTGCGCTAATCGCAACACCGCTAACGCAAACCGTTGGGCAGACGCACACCCCGCGCCGCCCAACGGCGGCAAAGGGCTTGCAGCCCTCTGCACACCTGCTATCTGTTCGCGGCACGCCGCAAGGTAGTAACGCCCGCCTCGCTCTGCGATGGCGGGCAATTCTTTTTCAAGATACGAGCGCATAAAACAACCTGTCAAGCAGGGACAGTCCCCCTCCAACCCCTGCGGCTATGTGCAAGTAAACCGCTTGCCACATAGCCAACAAGTCCCATAACTCCCATGTAATCTATAAATCTACTTGACATTAGAACACTTGTGTTTTATTATGCCAGCAGACGAGAACGGCTTGCCAATAGCTGTTCTCGTTTCGCGTTTCGCCAAAGAAGCGCGGAGCCGTTCTCGTCTTTTATCAAAGGAGTACCATGCTGACAAAACGTACTTTTATCGTCACCGCCACACAGGGGATTTATCTACGCACCAAACCCGACCTACTCGCAAATTCAGTGATCCGAACCCTTGCACGCGGCACGCGCTTTTATTGTGTCGAGCTTAGCAGGATCGGAGACCGCTCCTGGGCGAAGAATGCAGAAGGGCAATATATCTGCATTGCCAACGGACAAAACTTTTATGTTACCGAGGAATTGGTCACACCTCCCCCATCTGAGTCCCTCGACTGGCATTTATCCATTGACGCCTGGGCGCGTGAGCATGGATATAAGGGACCAAAGCCGTAATGACTTCGGCAGAAGAAGCCGAGGTATTGAGACGCCATGCAATAGACCTCGAAGCGCAGGTAACGGCAGTCACAGCGGAGCGAAACAAATATCATGCCGCGCTGGTTGATCTTCGGCTGGATGCCCTCGAAAAAGGACACGCAGACCATGAGAACCGCTTGCGACCCGTTGAAGCAGGACAGGTAAAGGCCAATACCATCTATGCCCTAATTGCAGGGAATGGAATGCTCTCAGTAATTGCCCTGTTCAAGATATTCATGCCATGACAACACGCAAGAAGCCAGGCAAAAAGAAGCGCGGAGGCCAGCAAGGAAACAAGAATGCGCTGCGTCACGGCTTTTACTCCAAAGGCTTTACACCCGACGAGATCAAGCGGCTTGATGTTCAGGGAGATCATGCCGACCTGAATTCAGAAACGATCATGCTCTGCGTGATGATCGACAGACTCAAGGATCAGATCGATTTTGACGAGAAGGAAATTACAGATGCGAACGGCAACACCTTTCGAGACGATCATTATCTAAGGCAATTGAACACCCTCTCTACCATGCTCCAATCAAAGGCAACTCTTGTAAGAACGCAATACCTCATTCGCGGAAAGAGCGGAGACCTGCAATCCTCCATCCTCGCCGCCCTCGAAGAATTGCGCCTAGAGATGGGGCTATGAGCACCTTAGTTCAAACGATCAAGCATATCGGGCGCACGTTCGAGAATTACACCGACCGCGCAGGCGGCATTCGGATGCGGCCTTATCAGTCCGAACCAGCCAAGGCAATCCTCGACTCTGTAATCAACAAGCGCGGACACACCATCGTTCTGATCATTTCCCGTCAGGCAGGCAAGGACGAATTACTTGCAAACCTGCTTTCCTACCTGATGACCTTGTTCGCTCACCGTGAAGTAGGGATCGTAATTGCCAATCCCACCTACAAACCGCAGACCATCAATGCCATCATGCGCTTAGAGAACAGACTCAAGGCCAATCTACTGACTAAAAGCATGTGGAAGAAGCGAAGCGATTACATGCGAATGGTAGGCGGAGCGACGACCTCATTTTTATCAGGCGACAAGTCCGCCGCAGTCGTGGGAGCCACGGCCAGCCTGCTACTCGTAATCAACGAGGCGCAGGATATTTCCCCCGCGAAATATGACAAGGACTTTGCCCCCATGGTTGCCAGCACAAACGCAACACGGCTGATCGTAGGGACAGTCTGGACGAGTAATACCCTTCTCGCCCGCGAAGAAAACGCGGCCAGAGAAGCAGAGAAGGCAGACGGGTTCCGCCGCGTGTTCCTGTACACCTCCGAGGAAGTCCGCAGGCATGTTCCCGCTTACGGTCAGTTCGTAGATCAGGAGATCAAGAAGCTAGGCCGAGAACATCCCCTAGTCAAGACGCAATATTTCTGTGAGCGGATCGATGCTCAGGCCGGCATGTTCAATGCCGCCCGTCGCGCTCTAATGCAGGGAGACCAGCCAGCGCACGAAACCCCGCAGCCAGGACACACCTACGCCTTTATCGTGGACGTGGCAGGTCAGGATGAAGCCAGTATGTCCCTCGATGACGTTGGCAGAAGTAATCCAGGCCGCGATCAGGTCACATTGCATATCGTTTCGGTGGACCTGTCCGAAATGCAGACCCTACAAGCGCCTATCTACCGCGCAGTCAAGCGTATGGCGTGGACAGGAGAAAATCACATCTCCATTTTCGGCAAGATCAATGCCTTTTGGAGCGTGTGGAACCCGCAAATGATGGTGATCGATGCCACAGGAGTCGGCGAAGGATTATGGGCCATGTTCGACAAGTCCCATCCCACCCGCATTATCCCCGTCAAATTCTCCCAGCAGGTCAAGAGTGAGATCGGATACGGCTATCTTGCGATTATCAATACAGGCCGTTTCCGTGATTGTTGTCCCTCGCCAGAAGTAGAAAAGCAATATGCCGCCTGCACCTCTGAAATCCTCGTAGGTCCAGCGAAAACAATGCGCTGGAGCGTTCCAGACGGCACGCGGGATGCAGACGGCTTGTTGATCCATGACGATCATGTTGTGACCGATGCCATGACCACCATTCTCGATAAATTGCAATGGCATATCGAAGTTGAAGCCGAGACCATCCCCATGCGCGACCCGATGCGAAGCATGGACAGGAACTATTGAAATGACTCTTACCCGCCCCGTTGAAACAGAGCAAACGATCATGATCGGCCAGCCATGGAACGGACTCTATCGAGACCGCTATTCCTACGAGCGCGACACCATTTTGGAGGAAGCCGTCAGAGCGTGGCGCCTCAATCCATTGGCACGCCGCCTTACCAACCTATACAAAATCTACAACGTGGACGGGATCAGCTTCAAGTGCGACGATCCAGACACGGAGAAATTCCTGCAAACCTTCTGGACGCACGACCTCAACCAATTCGAGGAAATGCTGGAGGAAATCTCAAACGAAATCTTCCTGACGGGCAACCTGTTCCCGCTCTTTTCAGTGGACGCCAGCGGAATGACCTATGTACGCATCTTTCCCACGGATCAGATCGCAGAGATCAAGACCGCAAACAACGACATCAGGCAGGAAATTGCCTACATTACCAAACCGCTCAACATGGATGTGGAACCGCAGACCTTTATCAATCCGCGTGGCTTGCCATCCGTGAGCGTTCCCAACTTCATGCAGCACTACACCATCAACAAACTGGCAGGTACAGCATGGGGTGAGGGTGAAATCTGGCCTGATCTCCCCTGGCTTGGACGGTATGCCTCGTTCCTCGAAGATCGTGTGAGGCTCAACCGCTACCGACAAGCCTATATGTATGATGTTGCTCTGACGGGCACAGACAGCGAGAAGGTCAAGGCAAGGAAGAACGAATTACGCAACAATCCCCCACAGCCGGGCAGTGTCAATGTCCACGATGAGTCCGAAAAGTGGAGCGTGATCGCGCCAAACCTTTCAAGCGGAGAAGCGGAGCGCGACGGCTTGACCCTAAAGAAGATGATCGCCGTCAATCATGCGCCCATGCACTACCTTGCAGAACCCGAGTCCTCCACGCGCACCACCGCAGACGCCGCAGGAACACCAGCGTTCAAGGCGTTCGAGGATAACCAGCGGATTTTCAAGCGCGTTATTCACAAGATACTGACCATTGCCGCAAAGCGCAGAGCCGAGAAGGATAGCAAGGTCAAGGCAGATGCAAAGATCGAAGTCAGATCAGCAGATGCCACCGAGCGCGATAATGCCGCCCTCGCGCTTGCCACAGGTCAGATCGTTTCAGCCATCGGAGAAATGTACGACCGCAAATTACTTGATGAAGGCGAATACCTCCGCCTTGTGTATCGCTTCGCGGGCGAAGTCATACCCGCAGGCACTACCCCGAAGGGTATCCGCAAACCATTAGAAAAGCCTGCTAACACCAATCAAGGCGGACTCAAGACCGACGCCGAGACTGGTGAAGTGAAAGAACCAAAATAAGGAGCGTGCAATGCCAAATCCGAGAAACAATGAACTACGTTTCGATGCGTTCCAGAGCGCACCCACGAAAACCGCCAAGGGATACGAGATCCTTGTCGTCCACGCAGGCCAGGCCAATGGCTGGAACTTCCCCGCAGCAGTCTTGCAGGAGGCTGTCAAGTTTTGGGAAGGTGTGGAATGTTTCGCCGATCATAATATGTTCGGCGAGTCGGTTCACGACCTCGCAGGTGTATTCTCCAATCCCCGTTGGGACGAACTCCAACAGGGCATTATTGCAGACCTTCGGCCAATAGGTCCCGCCGCTGAATTGCTCAGAGCATACGCGGACGAGATGTTTAGCGATCACGACCCGCACCCAAACATGGGCTTCTCTCCCGTCCTGATCTTTACCAGCGAAGAGAAGGATGTCACACACATCCTTCGTGTTCGTTCGGAAGATATGGTAATCAATCCAGCATTCCGCACGAAATTTGTAGCAGAAAAATTCCAAAGGAGAAATGAAATGCCTACCCTCGATGAAACCACCAATCCCGCGCCCGCCGACATGACCGAGCATGTACAGGCCATGAAGGAACTGACAGGCGCACAGGCGGAGATCAATGCCGCTGTCAAAGGCGCACAGGAAACCCACCTGCAAATGTGCCAGAGTCTTTTGAGCGCGTCCCTCGATGCGGCCAGCGTCGATCTCCCCGATGCCGCAATCAAGATGATCCGTGACCGCTTCAACAACAAGACTTTCAAGCCAACCGAATTGAAGGCTGAAATCGACTCGTTCAAGGAAGCCTTCGCGCAGCAGAATGCCGCCGCGTCCATCGTTGGACCCGCGCAGGTCACAGGCATGTTCACCCGCGAGGATCAATTGCAGGCCGCCATTGACGACCTGATCGGCGCACCCCGCGAACAGGGCAGCGAGAATTTGAAGGTACATAAATTCTCGGGCATCAAGGAAGCCTATCTCATGCTTACCAATGACTACGGTTTTGTGGGTGATGTGGATGTGCGCCTTGCCAAATTCCAGGGCACAACCGCCACATTCCCGAACCTTGTTGCCAATGCCTTGAATAAGGCGATTGTCATGCAGTGGAACCAGTACGGCAAAGCTGGATACAACTGGTGGGAGAAGATCGCCACCGTTGAACCGTTCGAGACCTTGAACTCGATCAAATGGCTGCGCCTCGGAACCATCGCCTCCCTCCCCACCGTGAACGAAGGTGCAGAGTACACCGAATTGAAGCTGGGCGACAACGGCGAGTCCAGCACCTTTATCAAGTATGGTGGTTATCTGTCCTTCACGCTTGAAGCCATGGACAGGGACGACACCCGCAAGCTGCGTGCCGCGCCGCGCGAAATCGCAATGGCCGCGCTTCGCAATATCTCGGAGCAGATCGCCTATATCTTCACACAGGCCAGCGGAGCAGGTCCCACCCTCGCGGATACTGGCGCGTTGTTCAATGCAACCGCCGTCACCACAGCCGGCGGACATGCCAATCTGTTGACCACCGCCCTCGGCACAGACTACACCGCATGGAATGCCGTATCAGCCGCCGTGTACAACCAGCCGATGTTGGTTGCCAATGAGTCGGGCTACTACGGCACAGGCAAGAAACAGGCACTTGATCCCACGATCTGCCTCGTTCCGCGTGATCTGAAAGCGCAGGCCGAAGCCCTGTTCATGCCGCGCTGGGCGTCCAGTGTGGAAGCCATCGCGTCCAGTGGCGGACCGTCCTACGGCGGACAAGTCTTGCCCGTTGTTGTCCCCGAATGGACAGACACCAACAATTGGGCAGCCGTGGTTGATCCCATGCTCCTGCCTGGTGTGATGATCGGTACTCGCTACGGTCTGATCCCGCAGGTCATCATCGCGGGCGATCAGAAAGACCCCGCCATGTTCAGCAATGACGAAAGCCGCTTGAAGGTGCGCCACTTCCTCGCTACTGGTATCGGAAACTGGTCCGCCCTCCACAAGTCCAACGTCGCGTAATGTATTCACCCCAAAGGTAAACAAAATGCCTTTGGGGAATTAGTCCCTCTGACACCACCCTTGCCAGAGCAAAAGGAGTAAATATCATGGGTTACGTTCACGATACACACATGCAGAAGTTCATCCCGCCGACCATGTTCCATGCCGTAACAGGCACATGGGCAAATGCCGCTGGGAATGTGGCGCATACCATCGTCCTGCAAAAGACAGCAGGCGCGGAAACCGCCACCGTCACGATCCCGCTTGCCGTGCCTGGGAACAGTTCCGACGAGAAAGGTTCCAAGATTGCCAGCGTTGAGATCGACTACGAAATCCTGACCAGCGCGGCCACCAGCATTACCGCGACCGTCTGGAAGATCGCACGCGGAGCCGATGGAGCCGTGGCCGTGGCTACCCAAGTGACAGCCACGCAAAACCTGACCGCCGCGACCGATGCGGCAGACGTGGATCAGCACGCCTTGACCGTCACCATCACCACCCCCGAGTACATCGATGATGATGATTACTGGTTTGTTGAACTCGCCTGCGTCTGTGCCGCTGGAACCGTTCTTGAATTCCTCGGCGCACAGGTCAATTTCACTCTGAGGGCGTAATGCCAGATAAGACAGGTAACGCACTCACAGACCGCGTGCCTGCCCGCGTTCAGGCCATCGCCGAGAAGATCGGCGATGCGCCTCTGGCATGGAGAGAATGCGAGGACGGTTCAATCGTGATCGTGTTCAACTCCAAAGGCAAGCAGACCTTTGAGAAGGTCGAGGAATTCGACCACATCATCCACACCAAAGCGGAGGCGCAGGAAGTTGTAAAGACTCTCACGCCCCGCAAAAAGAAAGAAGGTAAATAATGGAATTTCAAACCCTCGTTGATACCTTGTCCGCCTTCGGCGTACCAGGAATGATTGCAACCGCCGTTATTTTGGTCGGCATTTATGCCGCAAAGAAAGGCGGATTGGTCGCAACAGGAAACCAAGCGCGGATTGCAAATGTCGTGCTCGGCGCGATCCTGTTCGGCCTCGGAGATAATCCGCAGGCAGAAGGCGCACTATTGGCCGTTCTCTCGTCCATTCTTGCCGCCCTCGCGTTCACCCTTTTGGAATGGATCGGCAGCAAGAGCAAACTTCCTGCTGGTTAGTTCTCTCCTCCCCCACAGAGGCGGAGCGTCGTAAGGCGTTCCGCCTCCACAAAGGCACACCATGAGCAAAACCCTCACACAACTCATTACCAATGTTCAGGCTTTATTGTTGGACGATGGTACGCGGTTCAATACCACGACTGTAACCGCCGCCGTGCGTGCAGCACTCAAAGAGTTCAACCAGCGCGCGCCCGTCTATGCAGGTACGCTTGTGGATGTGGTCAGCGGACAAAGAGAATACGTCCTCAACGCCACGGACTTTACAAACCTGATCGATGTGTTCGCCGTGCTAAAGCAAGGCACGGACGCACATCTTGAAAACAATGTCGAGCTAGAACATGATGCCTATTTCGAGGATGCCGCTCCCGTCATCCGTTTGCGCGGGGCGCAGACATCAGGTTATCTGATCGTTCGTTATTCCATCCCCTACACCGTGAATGGATTGGACTCCGAGATCGAAAGCACCCTCCCTGCCTTCTACGATAACACCCTGATTGATGGGGCTTGTTATTGGGCGTGTGTCATTCGTTCGACAGGCCGAGTAGAGCCGATCAACCTCAACAATGGCGTAAGTGAAAACCTGATCGAAGTAATGATGTTCTATCGCAAGGCGTTTGATTTTGGTCTCACACAGGCCGCAAGGCGCAGGCCGCCAGTGTCCGAGCCGTCCGTCATTGCATGGAATGATGAATATCATACATGGAATAAATAATGTCGCGTACCGTTTCCCAAACCCTGCTCGATGCCCTCGCCAACGGACAAGGCGAGTTGATTTTGCGCGTGAACACCTGGACAGATCAAGCGGATTACGTTGCCAATCCCACCACCCCCGATCATGTCTGGACCGTCAAGAAGTTCGATATATTCAGCACTTCCGCAAATGCGGAATTGGTCACTGAAAACGATTATGTCCTCTCAGATTTCACAGTCTTTACCATCGAGCGCGGTATCACGCTGGCAGGGATCGAGTACACGGTAGAGTCGGGGCTTTATTTCGTAAAGAAGTATAGGGAAGATTTCGGGCAGATCAAGATCGAAGGCTCCAGTTATCCAAACCTAAAAATCTCGATCAGCGCAGGCGATGGAACCTATCAGGAAGTGATCGAAGCATTTTGTACAGCCATCGGAAAAACGGCAGTATTCAAGAATGCAACCGATGCATGGCTCAATTATCAATTCCTGCCAGATGGTAAATCGCTCAGTCTGAACAAGGCAGAGTTATTCGAGAACCTTCTAAAGCAGAAGTACACCATCCTCGTTTACGAGGAAAGCCCAAACAATCTTGTATTCTATACGCAGGATAGTTACGTTCAAAACGCATTCAAGGCCGTAAGCTGGGCTTCCGAATTGGGACAGCTTGCCGCCGTTTCTTCGAGCGGCAACGATGAAGTATCCACTTCATCGAACGGCACAGATTGGAATCCACAAACCGCGCCCGCTTTTTATAACGATGTGGCCTACTCCCCCACCCTCAACCTATGGGTGGCGGTCGGCGCAAGCGTGGCCGCGTCCTCGCCTGATGGCGAGACATGGACAGCCAGAACAATTCCAACAGGTGCATGGACCAGTGTTATATGGTCAGATACATTGGCTTTGTTCGTCGCAGTTGGAAGATATAAAACTGCGACATCCTCGAACGGCACAACCTGGACTCAAAACGTGCCCACCTACGATCATTCCTGGGTCGCAGAAAGCGCAGCAGAAGCGAATGTGTGGTTCTCTGTGTGCTGGTCGCCTGAACTATCCTTATTCGTTGCCGTTTCAACAGATGGAACCAATCGGGTACAAACCTCGCCCGATGGCATAACATGGACGGCAAGAGCGGCAGCAGGAACAAATGCATGGAATAGTGTTTGTTGGTCGCCCAGCTTATCCCTATTTGTGGCAGTAGCGAACACAGGCACAGACCGAGTAATGACTTCGCCTGATGGCACAACATGGACGAGTCGAACACCATCCGCAGACAACAATTGGACTGCGGTATGTTGGTCTCCTGAGTTGAGTTTATTTTGCGCCGTGGCAGTTACAGGCACGGACAGGGTAATGACTTCGCCAGATGGCACAACATGGACGGCCAGAAGCGCGGCAGAAGCAAATACATGGAGAGATATATGCTGGTCTCCTAACCTATCTTTATTCGTTGCTGTTTCAAGTGATGGAACCAATCGGGTGATGACTTCCCCTGATGGCACAACATGGACAGCCAGAAGCGCGGCAGAAGCAAATCAATGGCTATCCGTGTGCTGGTCGCCCGATCTATCCTTATTCGTTGCTGTTTCAATTGACGGAACCAATCAAGTAATGACTTCAAGCAATGGCACGGCTTGGACGGCCAGAGCGGAAGCAGAAGCAAATCAATGGCAATCCGTATGTTGGGCGGCAGACTACGATCTATTTATTGCAGTTTCAAGTAACGGAACCAATCGGGTGATGACTTCGCCAGATGGCGAGACATGGACAGCCAGAAGCGCGGTAAGCGGCACATGGAGAGATGTGTGCTACTCCCCTGAACTTGGAATATTCGCGGCAGTAGGGACCAGCGGAACAGACCGAGTCATGATCTCACCTGACAGTACAATGTCAATATCAAGCGTTGGATGGTCGAGTGAATTATCTTTACTCACAGCAATTGGTGTAAACAGTTGCCGAACTTCCACGAACGGCACAAGCTGGACAGAGCGCACGATCCCAGCAGGAACCTACAACGGCATTACCTACTCCCCCACCCTTGATCTTTGGGTGGCAGTTGGCGCAAGCGTATGCGCCACTTCGCCAGATGGCACGACATGGACTTCCCGCACCATCCCAGCAGGAACCTACAACAGCGTGGAATGGTCATCGACTCTCGCGCTATTCGTCGCCGTTGGCGCGAGTGTATGCGCCACATCTACGAACGGCACAGCCTGGACATCCCGCACCCCAGCGGCAAGCAATACATGGGTCGATGTGGTTTGGGCGGATACCCTTGCCTTGTTCGTGGCGGTATCCAGTAATGGGACAAGCCGCGTGATGTATTCGGCCAACGGCACAAGCTGGACGATCATCACGGCAGAAACAGACTTCCCGCTTTCCTACCTCGACGGTCCAACCTCATATCTGATCCGCGATCAATCAGGCGTGCATTATCTATGGCGTGATGAAGCCAGCGCCCTGCATACTTCGGGCGATACCACCCTGCCCCAATGGAACCTCGGCTATCTGGAGAGCACAGCGTCCCCGCCCACCACGCGGGAAGATGCCTATTACAAGATATTCCTTCAAAAAGCACCTGTGCGCCTCGACATCACCGACTCCGACAAGATCCATTTTTCCCCGTACTGGTCCATCGATCCGACAAAGACCATCGATGCCATGATGCAAATCTCCGAGCATTTGAACCTCGATAAATCCCCAGCGTGGTATCAAGAAATCAAATCGATCATCATGTTCAACAGCACCGAAGGCGGAGCCTTGCCGTCCACGATAGAGCGCGTGGCGGCATACACACCACTTGTCTCCACAGGCTTTGACGGCAATCTCACACCCGCGATCAACAATCTGCAAGCTCTGGCGCAGGCGGTAGATGATATGTCGCTACCGGCAAGCGCGTTCACCGAGAAAGGCACTTGGAGCGCAGCGACCGCCTACGTCCTGCATGATCTCGTCTCCCTCAACGGATCATCTTATGTCTGTGTCGTCGGGCACACCAATCAGACTCCACCGAATACCTCATACTGGCAGGTCGTTGCGGATAAAGGCGATACAGGCGCAACGGGAGCCACAGGCGCGACAGGAGCGACGGGAGCCACAGGCGCGACAGGAGCGGCAGGTGTGGATGGCATAGACTCAGGCTACACCGCCGTAACAGAAGTAGATTTCGGCACAGACAATCTTACTGAAAAGGAATTCACGATCACGGATGCCAACATCACCGCAGACTCCAACATCACGGCCAATCTCAAATACGTTGCACCCACTGGCAAAGACCTCGACGAGCTAACCATGGATAATTTCGATTTCCTATGTGCGCCCGCCAGCGGATCATTCACCCTGCGCATGGTCTGTCTGAGCGGTTCGGTCTCAGGTAAATTCAAAGTCGTGTATTCGGTCGGATAATGTCAAGAAATTACGTCAAGTCCACCATCGAAAGCGGAGACGGGAGCGGAGACCTGCTCACCATTTCCGATATTGTCAAAGCGGCGAGAGTTACGGAGTACAGCATTGGAGGCGTGGCGTTCCCGAGAAGTGCGGCGAAGTATAGCCACAGCACCCCAGCGGGAACGGTCATGAGTGTGGATTATTGCTACATCGGGAGCAATACCAAGACCATTGAAATTGACTTCATGGAAGTGCTCATAGCGGGCGTGCTGGACTCAGGCGACAGCGCATTTCATTACAGCTTCAAGCTCGAGATCGTCAGGTGCAATTTTTCAAGTGCAGATGTCATAAGCGGCGGAAGTTATGCCTATTCCGCCATCGTACCATTCGACTCCAACGACAGCGCATCCACCATGACGATCAAACTAAATCCGACAGGTCTATCCAATCAGGAAACCTTATTTTCAGGATACTTCCACTGTTCGCAATTCACGACAGGCGCGATCTTGTTTCAAAGCAAATTCAAAGTCCCATTCGGCAGGGATGCAGGCAAGCCTGTATTCCTGTCAGGAGATACGCAAGCCATCATTCCACAGTTTTCAACGATCTCAGGATCAAACAGAGGTTATCTATTGGGATCGATCTACACCAATTGGCACGAAACATAAAGGAGAACACCATGGCAGTTATCAAATCAGGCGCGACCACGGATGAATTGACAATCGATGCAACCAGCAAGGCGGCAAGGGTCACGGAATATCTCGCAGGACTTGCAAGAGCGGCATGGGCGGACAACCATCCGACCTATTCCTATTCAAATGCATCCTTCACAATCCCCGCCACACCTACCGACATCATTACGATTGACGGAAGCGGAAGCAAGACGATTGCAGTCGTCAGGGCGTGGATTTCCACCCTGCAAACCACGGCAGGGGTCAATTCGTGGTTTCTCACCAAACGATCCACAGCGCGGACAGGCGGCGTACAGGTCGCAGGCACAGCCGTTCCGCACGATAGTTCAGATGCGGCGGCATCCGCCACGGTCGGACATTGGACCACACTGTTTACAGGCGGCGGAACACTGGTCGGGAATGTTTGGGGTGGTCGTATCAACTCGCCAGCACCAGCCACAGCAGGGATCGGCGGATATGTTGGACACAACATTGATTTCGTGCGTATGTTCGGAAAGCCGCTCATGCTTCGCGGCACAGGTGAAAGTCTTGCGATCAACTTCAACGGCGCAGCACTTCCCACAGGCATGACCTGTCTCGGCGGGTTTACCTGGTACGAGTTCTAAAAGAAAAGAGGATGCGGCAAGCCGCATCCTCTTTTTATAATTCTTTAGAGCCGATAATCGATGCCTCCATGTCATCGATGATCTTTCGAATGGTCGTCACCAAAGAAGGGACTTTCTGAGGCAGGAACATTCCGCCTTTGTCCAGTTCAGTACACAACCTCAACACCAGATCAATGACCAACCGCAGACGGCGGTTATAAATCTTCAAGGCCGTATTCTCGTCGTGCAGTTCACACATGGCCTCACGTTCAAACTGCCACATCTTCAAGGCATCATCGATATTGTCTGTGCCAGCAAAATCTATCAAGGGCATGACGTCACCTGCAAATACTTCGAGCGGGCATAGCCCTCCCCCACTTTCCACCAATCCCCATCCGTATCCTGCACAATCACAATCTCTCCATGTGACAAATGACCGATGACATTATGCGTTTCATCGCGCACATTCAAAGACTCGGAGGCAGTCACAAGGGCGCAGACCTTCCCTTCCGCCGTTGGCGTAAGGATTGCCGCCCGCGTTGCAGTCGGCACGCTCGGCAATGAAGAAACCGCCGCGCTGGAAGAACAAGCAAGAGCAAGGAGCGGGAGCAGGAGCAGGTACTTCATGGCTTGACCTTTCTCAAATACAATTCAGGACTCTCCCAAACCTTCGGCTTGGGTTCGCGATTCGCCTTTGGCTTGCGCTCAGAAGGCAGGACACGCGGCAAGTACAACTTGCGCCGCGTGGCAGGGTTCTTCGGCACGATGCCCTTGAATACGAAGTTATACACATAGGACACGTTCGACAGGTCACGATGATCAGACACCGCACGCCAGCCCCCTTTTTTGCGCCAGCGTTCATATAGCCCAATTAGCCGAATTTGGGCACGTTCGAGTATTTGCCTGTCCTCGGGCTTGGCGTCCAATAGGCTCATGTTATTTGTCATAACAGGCCATCCTGAGAGGCGTTGTCGGAAGGCACTTGCAGGGCTTCCAGACCCTTCGAGATTTCAGCCAGTAAATGATCAAATTCCTTCTCTGCATTCTTGCTCAATTGAAGCCAGGAGCGATCTCCTGAAAAGAATTTGCGCTGACGTTGGCGCATGACAATCGCCTTGCGAATAAACTCCACATCGACGGTCACGGTTTTTGTTTTTTGTTTTTGATCTTGTTTCATCATCCACCTCCAATAGTTGATGATATGGATATAGTAATCTTAGTAGGGGTTGTGGATAAGTGGTACAACTTTCTTTTTGCACTCACAGCAGGACACATATATAGAAGGAGCGTTCAGTATAGGAAGTCCGCCATCTGTCCACAACCCCAAAGAGGAACAACTCGGTACAAGTGCCAAAATCTGTCCACAGGCTATTTTTTCGAATATTCTACCCGCGTGCGGGTGTGGACAATGGGTACAAGTGGCTCGACTTGTACACAGGGGATGTGGATAAGTTCGGGAAGGTTGCGCCATTCCTCTTGGAAGGCATCCCAGCCCGCGTCGGTCAGGTAGAACGGATTGATAAACCAGCAGTCCAATCCGTGCTCATTCGCCAGATGCACCAACATATCCCAATCCTCTTTACGGCGATCCGTGGCTCCAAAGATATTGATATGAGCAGGGCGCACGCAGGACGATAACGCAATATACTTTTGGCGCAGGGCAGAGTCCATCGCTTTGACAAACTCACGACATTCAAAGTGATGGACATAATTATCTTGACGAGCCAATTGCACATCGAAGGCAGGGACAGGTCTAGGCATCGCAGACCTCCGCTTCTAGTTCGTCGAAGGTCGAGGCCAGCAGGTCACAACCTGCTTGTTTGGCCGCGTCGTAAGTTTCGTGCCGCTCAATCACCGCCTTTATCTTCGCGCCTATCTGGATATACGCAATAAAACCACCAAATACAGAAGGTTCAACCACTACTTGCCATTTCTTACCGTAATCATTACCACTCAAAGCAACAGGCATTTTTAGCTCCCTTCGGGGTATGGAGGGCATCCACACCCCGATCTATTATTCTGTTACGACACCTACCGTATCAATTTCAGCGAACACGGCCATCTTGCGGACCTGTTCACGGTTCCAATAAACACGGTGCAGGTCAGAGCAGAACCGAGCGCGGGGAGAGCCGTCCTTGTGTGTTGTGCTCTTGAACTTCTCGCCACACCACGCGCAATCTGTCCAGACTTTCGGACGACGACCCGCTAATTGTCGTCGCCCACTTCGGGCAAAGGGGGCAGGCTTGCCTCCTTCTTCACGAAAGGGGCAGGGGCAGGAATACCAAGCTGGTAATGCCCGTTCAAATGATCTTCCACATCACGAACCATGCTTTCCAGTTCTTCGGGCTTCATTTCATCCTTGTAAGTAAAGCGGACATTCGCCACCGCCCGACGCATTGCAATGACAGGACGAGCCTTTTCAAGTGCGGTTTCCATTGCCTTATTCGCTTCGGTAGTCACTGTTTCCTGAATGGCGATCATTTCCAATTCGGCTTTCTTGTCAGGATCAGCAAGGGAGTACAGGCGGAACAAGGTCCCGAGGACTCCAACCCATGCGGCCACCACCACCACCACGCAGACCATGACCCAATCCCGCGCCAGCATTTCAAGTCCCATAAATTCATTTGCCGATTGCAGGAGCAGGGCATCGCCGCCGAATTCAAGAGCGCCAGAGAGCAGGGCGAAAGATACAATCACGATCAGCGAGGCAAAGAACCCTTTGGTTGCATAGTCCACCTGTTTCTTGCTTTTCGCCGTGGAGGTTGCGTACTCGAAGGCGAGGAACGCGCCTTCGACGATGATCAATGCCGCCAGTTCACGGACAAAGGCCAGAGGAACATCGGGCGTGACGAGATCGACAATGCTCCAGGTTGAGAACATGGTCAGGACAAGAAGCGCGATCTTCATCCCATCCAACCATGTGAAATTTCCATCGAACAAAGTATCATTTTTGGTTTTCATTTTGACAGACTCCCTTAGCTCGGAATTTGAGCAGCAACCACAGCAACCACGACCACAGCCTCGATCAGGCTTTCAATAGCACAGGCTTTCAGCCATGCGCCGACATCCAATTGACCTTTCGTAGTAACACCGTACAAAAAGCTAAACATTTGACAGACTCCTTTTATTTTTCGATATAATAGGGATAGTTGCCCGTTGAAGGCGTCCGACAGACTCCACCTTCAGCGGGTAATGACATTGCAGGTCACGCAGTATTGACCTAGATCACTTCCTTTCGCATGGGTATAAATAACACTCTACCGCGACAACGAATAGATCATTGCCGCCAAGTCCTCATGTTGAAGCATGGGGACTTGTCTTATCAGAACGGATTATCTACAATCCGAATTCCTTCAATGCCATCGAACAACCAGTATTCAAGCCCATCCTTGCGAAGCCACCAGCGATCATCGGCATAGCGGTAAACATAAGAGTCTGTCAGGCCAGCAGAAGCCAGGACGAACAGAGCAGAAGCAGGAAGGGGAGGGAGGGAAGTTTCATTCATAACGACTCGATCAATACCCAAAGCAGAAAGCCGCCGATCAACAATGCGCCGAGCCATTCAGGGAGCAGGCCACCGCCGCGAGAGCGGAAGATCGATAACCAAATGCTATGGCTTATTCGGTTCTTGCTCATGTTCAGCCTCATTCTTTACAAACTCATGCAGGGCAATTCTTAGGACGTTGGAAGGGTTCAATTTCAAGCCACCCAAAAGAGATTTCTTCTTGATAATTACAACCGCTTTTTTCAATGCCGCTTTATCCTCGTTGTCCAAGCGAACAGACGTAGGATTATCGGACACAGGAGCCAGGGGGGGAGATGTCTTTTTCATGGGCGAGATATTACTACCATGTAGTAATCTTGTCAAGGAAATTTACTACATTCATAATGCGGATCATCCCTAGCCGATCATTGCGAAAGCGTTACGATCATTCTCTCCCCGTAAAACAATACGACCGCCCTCCATGAGCGGTCGTAAGGAAGTGCCACTGACGGGGTGAGGGGGACACCCAATCAGCGGCAAGGTCATAATAGCAAATCTGTTTTAGAAAGTCAAGACCCAAAAGAAAACGGATGCGCAAGCGCATCCGTTTTCGAATTTCCCAACACAGTGAAAGCTACGTCTAAAGCTCCGTACCTGTGCTGGCTGATTAGAACAATTGTACCATAAAAGCATTCCGCCCGCGTGTATCAACGCAGGCGGAGGCCGTCTTATTGCCTTCATGCGACCGTGGAAAACATGAAGGTGCGGGCATTTTATCACAGCGAACCGATGCCGGCAGGCTGGCGCGGACATACCGCGCCGTGATGGACCGCGCCAAAGGCGCGGACTCTTGCGCTCGGGGTGCGATCCCTCGCAGGTCTAAAAGTAGAGCAAGGGCGCGGAAGGGAGCCGCGCACTATTCAAAGAGCAGACTCTTCACGACATCATGTTTTTGCAGGCAAGCCAACCCGCCTCCACAGCGGCGGGTACTTGCCTGCATCGGGACGAACACCCTAAAACATCATGCCGCTCAGTTACAGACAAAAGCCCGCAGAGCCTTTTTCGCGGGATCGTGCTAATGCCTTCAAAGCCCATTCAGGCAACCGCCCGCCCCGCGCCGTGGACGCTTCGCACTAAAAGGCACTGCTCTACTTCTCAAAGAGCGCACAGACGGCGGGATGCGGCCTGCTACGCAAGCCCACCCGCCAGAGACGCCCACGGCGACAAGAGACACGCGCAAACACCCCTTTCCCCTCCCAAACCCAACCCCTATCCCCACAGCCCGCACACGCTCTGCACCTTTCAGGATGCAGGCGTTTAGCGGTCTAGTATGGTGTGTCAAACTTGGGATAGGGGAAAGGGGTTTTTCGTTTGCCCGCCGAAGAACATCGGCGGTCGGCTTTTCCAAAGCCTCAAACCTTGCGCGTGCCTCTTGTAAAAGCGCCGTGATGGTAAAGAGCATTGAAAGATACGAGCATCCATCGGCGCAAACCCATGCGCCAGCATCGCGCCCGTTGGTTGCCTAATCGGACTCTGCGCGGGTACGCGCATTCACCGCTCGCGCCTGGACAAGTGCGTCGCCTCATTCCCCTCTCACGGCGGCAGAAGAAAAGAGCAAGATCGGCGCGTATTCGTTCCTATTCGTTTTCGCAGAAACGCGCCAGAAGCCGAGAAGATGGGCGGGACACCCGCCACC